ATCTGATGTGGTATGTTGCCCAAGCATGTATGGCACTTGAAGTTTCGTTTGAAGAAGTGCTTGAACGGAATGTTAAGAAACTTGAAAAACGGTATCCTGGTGGACAGTTCGACATCTATTATTCCGAGAACCGAGCAGAGGACGACCTCTGACGTGCTATGATGGGGGGACACCTAAATAGGGGTGACCCCCCTTCTCCGTAGATGGCAACGCAGAACAAGCATCTAGAGCACCTGGAGGACGAGCTGATAAATTATGGATACAACGGATATCTCGCCTCCAAAGATCTGATCCAAGGTTTTATTGACGAACTTGGTGGTCGTCCTACTGGTAACGTGAAGGTTACTACCAAATGGGATGGCGCTCCTGCTGTGGTTTGTGGCATTGACCCAGCGAGCGGTCGTTTCTTTGTCGGCACGAAGTCTGTATTCAACAAGAAAGAACCGAAAGTAAATTTTACAGATGCAGATATCGATAAAAATCATGGACATATTCCTGATCTTGCTACGAAGCTAAAGTATTGTCTAAAGTATTTTCCTGAACTGAAAGTCAAGGGAGTTATTCAGGGAGACCTTCTTTTCAGCAAAGAGGATATTCAATCCAAGACTATCGATGGTGATCATTTCTATACGGCAACGCCTAATACTCTGACGTATGCTTGGCCCATTGATAGTGATCTTGGCAAAGCAGTAAAAGCAGCACAAGTTGGAGTTGTGTTTCACACTTACTATAGCGGTGGTAATACTCTGCTTGAGATGGGTGCTGGATTTGGTGTTGATCAATTCAATCTTAAATCCACCCGCAATGTATTCCTTGCATCTGCTACGGTAGATAACATCAGCGCCAAGTCTGGTTTGACTTCTGCAGAAGAGCGTGTATTGAAGTCTGTAATTTCTGTTGTTAATAGGAATGCTCCTGTTGCCAAGCAGTTTCTTGAAACTATCGCTCATGAAGCGACCAAGCAATTCACTCTTGGTTATACGATGAAGCGTTACACCAACTCCTTTGTGAAAGAAGGTAAGACGATCAACAACACCGCCAAATTCATGAGTGGATTTCAGGCAGCGTTTGAGAAGTCTTTGGTTGAAAAGGTTGAGAGCTTGAAAACTGAGAAGTCTAAAGCACAGTATCGTGACATCCTTGCTAATGGCATTTCTTATCTAGAGGATAGCAAGCGAGCATTCAAAGCATTCATTGTGATGTATAACTCCTTCACGAATGCCAAGAACCTGATCAACTTGAAACTTGCTGCTCTCAGCGACACCCGTGTGTTCCTGCGTAATGGTGATAATTTTGTGGTTACCAAACCAGAAGGTTATGTTGCTATCGTAGATGGCAAGGCAGTCAAGATTGTTGATCGTCTTGAGTTCTCTCGTGCTAACTTTACGTTGGATAAAACTTGGTCTCCTCCAGTTGGTGAAGGTGCTAAGGTTGCTGTATTCACGTTCGGTCGATTTAATCCTCCTACCACTGGACATGAGCTACTGATAAATAAGGTCAAAGAGTATGCTGGTAGTAATGACTACTATGTGTTCCCCAGTCACACTGTAGATAACAAAGGTAAAAATCCTTTGGATCCAGAGGACAAGGTTGGGTTCATGAAAGAGATGTTTCCAGATCACAAGTCTTCTATTGTCTATGATACTAATATCAAAGATGCTATCAAAGCGTTGAAGTGGTTGGAAGAAAAGGGATATACGGATGCCATCTTCGTAGTTGGTTCTGATCGTGTTCCTGCCTTTCAGTTCATTAAAAAATATAATGGAACGGATTACAAAATGAATACGATTGAAATAAAGAGTGCTGGTACTAGAGATCCAGATGCTGAAGGTGTTGCTGGTATGTCTGCTAGCAAAATGAGAAAGGCGATTGCTGAGATGGATTTGAAAACGTTCGTCTCTGGTCTTCCCACTCACCTAAAAAGAAACAAAGATTTCAAAACCCGTTTGTTCAAAGCAGTAAAAGGTAACCTTCCATGAGTAGCGTAATAAGTGAAATATATAACGGTGGCAAAGTAAAATATCTAGATCCATTTGTATCTGTTTTGCGAGATGGAAAAGAGGTATTTTTCCCTGGTGAAAAAGTTCCTACCCGTAGAGTTTATACAGCTGGAGCAAAAGTAAAAAAGATTTTAGAAGTTTACGATGTGTTTGTGGAGTGGGGTTTAGATGTTAGTGATAAATCTATCCTCGAAGATATTTTTGCTGATGAAGACTTTGATGCCAAAAGATCAAAACCTAATTGGAGAGAGATAGAGTTTCAGAATATTGCCGATGGAAAAATAGAAATCTATCGACTTGGTAAGATTGAAAAAGCTACCGTCTCCACTTATGCAAAAAAATCCGATTCTAGATTCTCAGGAAAAACATCTGATTGGACAGAGACATTAACATGTTATGCTTTAGCGTTTAGACAGGATAAGGGGTCTGCCATCACAGAAGCTGAGTTTAAACAGTTTTTGATGGATGGGAGAAATGGAGACATTAAAGTAAAGAATATTATAAGCAGAGATGTTGTCACTACACTCAATACAGAATTAGTATTTGAATTTGGAATAAATGAAGGTGAATGGATAAAGTCAGGAACCAACGTAGCAAATGCTTTATATGCTTCTCCATATCTAAAAAATGGAACTCAGTATGATTTTTTCTTTGCTGGTGCTAAAGAAATAGAATGGTTCAAAAGTAAATGGACAAATAAGTTTAACTTGGTATTAGCAAAGCATCTAAGATCGGCAAATAATATTGCTGCTGATGTTCCCAGATATGGAACTGCTAATGCTGATAAATGGAATCCTGCTGATATCTTTGCCATCTCCAAAAATTTAAAACGATTTCAAGAAGGACCTCAAGCTTCTAGGGGATTCTTCAAAGGAACTCTGGCTGAGTATAACAAGTTCAGAAAGAAAAATATATCTCCATCTGATGGAAAAGTCAAAGAAGATATGGCAGAGTTGGTAAGATATAACTCATGGATTCATGAGAATATTCTTAATGGAACTTTGATTCCTATATCTTTGAAGAAAGCTTTGAAAACCACGAAAGTTGATCTAATCTCAAATCCATCTATTGATGACTACAGTATTGAAGTTAAAGATATGAGAGTTAGTTGGGAAAAAACAGCACAGAAGATCTACATTTACTTTACAGTAGAATACACTATTTCTGTTGCTGGAACTAAAAACAAAACTAAAAAATCATATAGTTACTTTTTTGATTGTAGAAATTTTGGTCCTTCAACTGGTGTTCAGTTCGAACTTGGAATTGATGGATCTTCTGCTAAACAAGGAAAAGTTGCCGCAGGTCCAGCAGCGATGATTATAGATATGACTAGTTCAACCATCTATAATAAGATAAAGGAAGTCAGAAAAAAGTTTTTAGAAAATAATAATTTTCCAGAAAAACTAGCAAAAGAGTTTACGAATAAGATTATCAATAAATCTAGGCAAAAGTTCTTTACTGATAATGAGGACATTAATGCTATAGTCAAACATTCTGGGTGGATTGATTTATTTTCTTCGTATATTGAGACTTTATCTGGTGAAACTGGATTCGGTATTGAATCTAATCCTCAGAAAGCTCTAACTTATTTTAAATCTAAGATTGGTCCTGTGGAGTTAGGGTGGATTATGACCAGTAACCAGATACAAGCAACTATAAAAAATAATGTACTGAAGTCTTTGTATCTATATGCGGGATCTCAGGGACTACAGATCTTTGATGATTCTGGACTACTCAAGACAAGTTATTTTTACAATTCATCTTATGTGAAGGTTAGAGACTAATGAAAGATTTCAAGAAACTACGTGAAGAGGCACTACGCCAACAACAACGCCACGATGAGGTGTTCAAGGAGGGAGACTTTGTTATGTCTTCTCGCAACGGAGAGAGAGGAACCATTCATCGTGTTGGTGGAAACTATGCTATCATCATTACTGAAGATGGCGAGATGTTCAGAGAGTGGATCAAGAATATAAGATCTATAAATAATCTGAGAAGAACCTCTTTCTATAACAATGAAGTATCAGAAACCAATTAATACAGTTCAGAATAATG